TGGTATTGGTTGATCTGTAATTGAATAAGAGCCTGTTCCTTGCAAACTCATTTGATAAGTAGCTACATCTTTCTGAGGGCCTGAGACTGAGAAGCTAACGATGTAAGCATAGCCTGAGACAATGTAAAAGCCATCTATTCCTTCATCCACTATGAATTGAAAAAAGAATTTAGCCCTCATTTTTTGATCCCTGAGCATCTTCCAATAAGAATACCCTTGATTAGCTACTAATCCATCAACTTGCATGGTCCATGATTGCAAGTCTGGTTTAAATTCTTGGAAGTAATTCGATTGAAAATTAGTAACCTCTTTTAAACTTTGAGTAACATTTAAAGTACAGTTTCTTGCACAAGCGGTTTCTATTAAACCCTCTGATGCGTCTAATTTCCAAAGTGATAATTTATTTCCGCTTAATGGGTTCATTTTTGAATAATTATATCGGTTATCTCTTCTGTTATTTCTGTGTCGCTAATCTGCAACCATGTGCCTGTCCATTCATCCTCAGTAAAATTTATCCGCATATTACCGGCTATGTATGGCAATCCGGCTACAGGCAATCTTCCTGTTGTGTCTGTGAAGTAAAAAGTATTTACTAACGACAAATGTCCATTATTACCAAATATGCTCATGATTGTTCCCTGCATATTTATTTGCGCGGCTGACTGAATATTGATGTACTGTTGAAGGATTAATCTTGGAAGGTTGGTGAATGTAGTTCCAGAGCCGTAGCGATGCCATCCTGACCACAACTGCCAATTAGATTGAGTAGAACCTGTAACGTATATCATAGCCCCTAGTTGGGCTATATTAGCGTCTTGCTGCATACCTAAAACTAATTCTTCGGAACGCTTGTATTGGCTTAAAAAATTATAGTAACCTTTTGCGGTCTTTAATTGATTAGGGCTGCTTACTTGTAACTTCACATCCGCAATCGCTGTGTTATTCATCGTAAAGCCTCCGGCCTTAACTGCAAACTCTAAATAGATAGTGCATGATATTGGTAAAGGTGGTGTGCTAATTGTTATAAGCTCGTAAAGGTTTGTGGTCGTTCCTGTAACGTAATAATAAATTCCAGAACCGCCTAGTTCCCAATTCCCATCTTGATTAAGTGAGTAACTTGTTCCGGTCCCTAAGTCAACCGCAATCATTTGTAACCTTAATACAGGGAATGCTCCGATTGGTGTATTTCCATCCACAAGAAAGGAAAGAGTTAATTGGTCATTTTGAAAAACCCTCCCTATGCTTTGTGGCGATACATAGGTTGTACTCGCTCCGCTAGTATTTAGTTCTAATGATACAAAGTCTCCTAATGTAGAAACTACCACACTTCCTACAGGGGCATTTTTTAGCCAATTATAAACGGCTTCTGTTCCTAGTGTTGCAGGACGCTTTAAGTTTCCGTTATCAATCAAATTAGGGGCATAGCCATAATTACTATTTATATCAATAACAGGATAGCCCTTTCTGATTATTTTAGACTGATTACCATTAATAAAGTAGTGCGGTTGTGTTGAACTATAAGGAGTAATAGTCTTGGTGGCGTCGTCAACTGTCAGGCTTACAAATATTCCATCTTGGTCATACTTAAACCTTCTTAATGTGCCACTTGCTGCATCTGTGATGTTTGTAATCCAAAACTCGCCATTGGCTTGGTATATTTTAGCCCCGAATGATTTGCAGATAGTAGATAAGATAGTATGGCAGTCCTGCCAGGTTAAATCTTGATTTTGCCAATTACGTCTGTAGTAGCTTATTTGACTAAACACATCCTGACTTTCATTCATTCCACTTGCGTAAATATTACACGCAATATTCAAACCAAAACCATCGGGAAACTGTAATTTATTTAAGCATTGCAAAATAACCTGTAGCAATGTTTGTGTAGTATTGATATCCACTAATACCGCGCCATTTCGTGGGGTAACCGTTGGAACTGCGTAGTTCTGTTCGTAAGGAATAGACTTTAACATTCCAATCCCATCAGAGAAGGGTAATGATAAAAAGGTTCTGCCTGTGCTAAATGATAACGTAGCTGAATCGGTTAATAAATACCCCTGAAAAATATCATAAATAGTATTTGTTGGGATGGTTGTACTGTCGTCTCCGATTTGATAAGAATAACATAGAACAGTATAGACCTTTTGATAACCCGAAACAAAAGAGTAAGTTAAGGGTGTTGGCAGTGTTGGGTCTTGGGTGTAGTTATCGTAAATTGTAGATCCGTTCTCTTTTATTATTAATCTCCATCCTGCGCCAATAATAGGCAAACCGCTAGGCACTGAACTAATATCCATCTGAATGGTTACATTATCCGAACCGTCTATCAATAGTTCGCCATCAGCATTAAAGAACTGCTCAACCTGAGTGTAGCCGTTCACTTTTATTTTTATGTTGCAGTCTAGTAATTGAGGAGATAAACTTTCATAGTTTTTCCAAATGATAACCGATTTGGTTACATCGGGTATAGCCCCCGCCTTTAGTTTAATATGATACTTCTTATCGTCTCTTGTAGTCAAGTCTGGAATCGTTCCTGTGAAGTCAGTAATGTCAAGCAAAGCGGTTAATTCACTTGCTAGAACGGGTTCAAAAGGGTCATCAGAACTCGCTAGGACATTCTGCTCAAAAGGCCTGAATCCTGCGTCAATAATCTCTACAGATCCTACGTAATGCTTTTCATAGATATTAGCCGTGAACATTTTATTGCTCTTAGCATATACTTGTGTTTGATATCGTAAACCGTAGGCCATTAACCTCTTCTTAAATTGAGTGAATAATTAGAACGCTGCATTGCTAGTACAAGGTCATTACCTCGTAAAACAAACTCACTATTTCCACCACCACCACCGTTACCCATGACAGACATTGCTCCCATCCTTCCCGCTTGGTCAACAAATCCCTTGAATCTGTCTAATGGTAGGATAGCTTCGGGTCCTGCTTCGCCAATCAATCCGATAGAAGGACCTGTTGTTACTCCTCCCTCAGCGTGTGCGCCAAATCCAATGATACCACCAAGTAAACCGCCTATCCCTTTTGCTGCTCCGGCTGCGGGATTAATAACACTCATTAACGCTTTAATAAGAAACATTTTAGCGGCTGCTGCTGCTAGGTCTATTACTAACTGTTTAACGGCATTTGTAAGGGTTTCAAATGGGTTTTTTGAATTAGCCACATTTACAATCATGCTTTGGAATGTATTGCCTACCGATTCTACTAAAGACTTTTGCTGTAGAAACTTTTTATTTATTTCATCCAACTCAGATTTTCTACTTTGCTCAATACCAAGAATCATTTGTTGCTTGGCTAGTTGCTCTTGGTCATAGTCTGCCAATGCTTGAGACTTAACAGGAGCAATCCCGCCAACATTGAAAAATGCTTTCTCTTTTTCTTTCTGTGCTTGTTTTTGTAATTGGTCAGAAATGGCCGTTATTAGGCGCAATCTTTCCCTTAATTCTTCATTGACTGCAAGTTCTTGCTTTGGTCTGTAATCTACTTTTACATTAACGGCCTTTACCGCTTCTGTTCTTGTACTTTCTTTAGCCCCGCCTGTTTCTAGTTGCTTAATCTTTGTTAGCCCTGCAATCTCTTGTTCTAAGAACTTTCCTTTTTTATCTAGTAGGGATATTTCTTTTGCTAGATTAGAACTACCTGTTGCCTGTCTGCCTGTTTTGTTCTTATCGGCAAATTCTTGCTGAACTGCAATAACTTTATTTTGCTCGTCTTGCTTTTTTAATTGTTCAGTAAGTACCTTTTCTAATTCAATACCTCTAACCTTTGCTTTTATCTGATTAGATAGTGATGCGGTATAAGCATCCAATGCCACTTTCAACTCTGCGTAGTTGGTAGATTCGGCCTTTAGCTTACTGAAATATTCAGGGGATAGGTTATTTAGATCCTTGATAATTGACTTTCTTTCGTCTAAGGAAAGATTAGTTCTTTGGTATTGTGCCGCTAATACCTGAATCTGCGCGGCATCCTTTACTATGCTTGAAGTAGCATCGTCAATCTCTTTCTTTGCTTCCTTCGCTTTCTTTCCTGAATCAAATAATTTATCTCCAAATAAAAGGAATGCAGAGGATGCAACGGATAAGGCTAACCCTAACCCACCCGCGCCCATCAGGCTACTACCAAGAGCCTTTAACGCGCCCATGCTTGACCCTGTTTCGGTCTTTAATCGTTGGAATGATTCGAGTAATGGGTTAAGGTTATTCTGAATACCTATAAACCCAAAAGGGGCATCCTGTGCCACCCTTCCCAAGTTCTGTAATGCGTTAGCTGCTTGGTTAGTTCCTTGTGCAAAGTTCTTAGACTTTTCGGCTATTGGATTAAGGGAAGCATTTAACACTTCCATCTTTGCCCTAGTCTCTGTTAGCCCTTTTTGAAACTGCAAAAGGTCTGCGCCATTAGTAGCGTTCTTGACCCCTTGTTCAAACTTCTTTAACTGTTGGGAAAGTTCATTTAAACTAGCAACGGCATCGGCATTGTCTGCGGAAATGACTATTTTGAGTTTTTCTTCTGCCATTACTTTTTGCTTGAATAAATGCTAAATATTTTTTCATGCTCCTCTTGTGTCAAAGGAACTCTCTTCTCTGTTTGGTCTCCTGGCAATGGCCAAAACTGTGTGATAGGTTTTGTTTCTCCAACTGATTGCGCGATAACATGAGCAAGACTTCTAACCTTTCGCCATTCATTCAATTCTCTTCTCTCTTCGGCTAGATGGCAAATTTGATATTCTTTCCAAGTCATTTGCCAAAACTCTTTGGGTTTTATCCCGCATTCGGCTGCTCTAATCAGAATATCATCCCAAGTTATTGGTGACTTTTTTTTTCTCCGCTATCCTCCACCTCAATAGGACTTGATTGTTTAACGATGGTATTTTTTACCACGTAGTTAACGAAGTCCACTAACTCACCATCCTTTGCAAATACTCCTCCGCTTTCATCAACCCATTGTGCTATTTCTCTTGGCTCCCATTCGCTATTATTAGCCGATTTATAGGCAGCTTGTACCATCTGAATAAGTACCTTTAAATTGAATTGAAGTGAGGCTAGTTGGTCTAACAGTCCTGTTAGGTCACACTTATTATCTTCACAATAAAGGAACATTGCATAAGTTCCCCAATGCAATGCCCTTCCATTTTTTAATGTCATATTATGCAGTTTTAGTCTGAGTTGCAGGAGGTGCAGTTACTACGAATGTGGCAGAAAACTTAACCAAATCTTTATCATCTGCTTTAACATCAAAATCACTAATGTAAACATTGGCTGCGTAGGTAATATCTCCACTTGTAGGAGTTACCTTACCCATCTTCATGTTAAATGCAGTCTTAGCTGAATGAGCGACATACAATTGTTGATAAGAATCCTTTGCAGGTGTTCCTGTCTCATCAATTGCAAATCCTTCAACCTTGAAAGATTGGTCAAAGTTTGGTCCCTGTTGGAATGCGTTACCACACTTGGAAGTAGCGTCAATCGTACCGCCCTTTGAAGTGAAACTATTAGAGGTAATACAGGCCACGACCTTAAACGTACCATCTCCGTCAATATCTGCCGTTAAGAGATAATCCCTTGCTGACACTTTACTTTCTGCCATATTGTTTTTTTTATAATTGACTAATTGAATGTCCGAAACGAATCAAGCGTCTAAATGTCGGCTCTGTGTTGTTTAGTCCTGTAAGTCTGTTGGTAGAAAGTACCTCTGTCGTGATAATCTGAAAGCTAGATAGCGTTGGCTGAGAGTCTGAATTTATTAATGCGAATAATTGATCCGCATAATTGTCTGCGTCTTTGAAGCCAAATTTACCATTTTTTATGCAAATATCAATTAAAATAGTTACATCGAATAAATATCCGTTTTTGTTCTGGTCCTGAGTAGAGAAAAATTCGCCCATTAGAACATAACTCCCCTTCTCTGTGTCTGGTGCCATGCCATCATAAACAGGCAAACTAAGACCCGATAAGATGGTATAGTAAGCAGGGATAAGTTCTTTAGATATATCTTTCATTTCGTTAAAATCGTTCTAATGTTATCAACTAATTCCTTTTGCTTTTCGTAGAATGCCCGAAAGAAAAAAGGTCGTGCGGGTAAGTTTACTTTCTTTATTCCTTTCCCCTTAAACTGTGCCGCCACATCTTCTAATCCTGCGGGTATATTAACCATGCCGCCTGTTCCGAACTCCACATAAGGCGCATATTCAACATCGTTATAAATCAAGTAGTACATTTCCTTTGCAGCCATGAACCTATTCCCTTGTCTTAACACTCCATTATCTACCGGAGTATAACTTTTTTGCAGCTTGTTTATCTCTGCAATGGAAGTATTCAAAGCCTTGTCAATCTCAATGGTCAACCCTTTACTCTTAGCATCTATCTTGCCCATCAAGCCCTTTAATCCATCAATATCTATTTCTATTCCCTTGCTCATGTTTTAGCGTAGCATAATAGCTTTAAGAATCTCTTTTTTGCGTCCACATCACTTGACTTGTGTAAAGTGTATTGAACATCCCGATACTTAACCCTGAATGTGTTATTTAGGTCATACCAACGTATGTAAACCGTTATAACATTATCATACGTTAAGTTATTTTCTTGCAATTCCCTTGCATTTCCCCCTGGACTAACTAGAGCAAACAATTGCACCTCAGTTGGATAAGTACGAGTAACCCCGCCCCTGCCATCGGCTACGTCCGTAGGAGGCATGAGATAGACAATATCCCGCATCTTGCTTACAGATAATTCATTTATTGCTCCTGCTATCTTCATTAGTTAATAAATGCTATTCGTGAATATCTTTGAAACACTTTTTTTGCCTGAACACATACTGTTAAACTATCTGAATTATCGCCTCTATTCTCATACAAAAATGTTATTTGCGCTCCTATTGCATCCTTTAGTTCTTTTGGTAAAGCTGTAAAACCTGTTGAATACTCAGCAGTTGCGTAATCGTAAAAAGCACTCTGAATAACAGGATGACTATAACCAATTACAATTGGATTAATCACTGAACCATTAGAGTCTTTATACACAGGTGCGGGAGATGACTTTACAGGTCCAAAAGGCAAAGCAAAATACCCGGCAGGATTAAGAAAAGCAACCTTAACTTTTCTTGAAACAATAGAAAGTGCCGTCATGCTTTCGGCTGCTTCTCTTGCAGATGTGATAAGTTCAGTCAGTAGATTATCCTCCGAATTGCCCGTTAAGCATCTAGCGTAAACCTTTGCTTCGGCTAATGTAATAGGCTCGACAATTACACCATCATATGTAATTTCATGGTCAATTACCCTATTATAGTTATTTGATTCGTTGGCTATCATTTCTCTTTTTTAGATGGTTTCTTAACCTCTTTTTTCTCTATGTGAGCAACCTCAACTTTTACATAGCCTTTCTCTTCAAGCATCTTGGCCCTATTGGCATCATAAAAAAATACCTCTCCTTCTTCTACCCATCGGTTTTGCAGACCATCTGCATAACGCTTAATTACTGTACATTTCATAAAATGAATTTTGTAATAGATGGGGGAATCGAACCCCCACCTACTTATTTACTAACTAGCACCCAAATCAGCATAAATACCGGAAGTTGGCAACATTAAGTTGAACGCTTCCATACACTCGATACGAGCGGTTACCAAGTTCTTAGTGAAGTTGTTTCCTTCTTCATAAGAGAATTGGATATTCATTGATTCCGCTTCTACTCTTTCGAAGTAAGCGCGATCCACAATGATTGCTTTTGTACCTAGAACCCAATCAAGCGCAATAACAGGAACACCCCAGATAGTCAAACCACCGTTAGGAGATACAACAACAGATCCGTTTCCTGCGTAGTAACCCGCATCAATGGTGTTCTTTAACAAACGAGCCATTGAAGTGTTAGAAACACCCACGAAAGATGCTTGGAAACGTGCTGCTTTTTGGTTTGCGATGTAGTCCACCAATTGCTTGATGTCGTTGGTTTCTGCGGTGGTAGTGCTACCTGTTGCGGCTGCAATAAACACGGCATAACCTTTTGCATTCTCAGCAAAATAGAAATCCCTCTGCAACAATCTTGGAAGGGTTGAACTCAACCAAGGCAAGTTCTTGCTCAATTGCTTTGAGAAGGTGGAAACACCCGCAATGTATTGGTTAACGGTTTGAACTTCGCTCAATGCGTAGTTATTGATACCTTTTGCAGCACCTTCGGTTTGTTGTGCAACGTTGTTAGTAGTTGCAGTCTCTTTGTAAGAAACATACAAACCTGTAGGGCTTTGCAATGTTGGGATAAGGTCACGCAAATTCAATGGCGCACCCGGAAGGATGTACTGCATTGGGTCGTAAGAAGCAACACCATCACCGGTTAATGCAATGTCTTTCAACTCTAGGTTGAATTTGCCATGCTTGTTCAAAGACTTCTCGAACTCATCCATCTTGCCGTCTAAGGCTTCGATGATACCTTCGTTAAGGCTCTTTTTCTTTGCAGGGCCTTGCGCTTTCTTTCCTTCGGTGAAAAAATTGTCTAACTGAACTTGCATAGCGTCAGTTGCAGACTTTAAATCTTCTGGAGAAGCAAACTTCATCCCTTCGATTTGAATTTTCAAATCACCTACCATCTTGGCGGTTTCAATTGAATCTAACCCTGCTTTTGCAGCGGCTGCCTTCACTGTGTCGATAGACGAGTTCAGGGCTTTTACTGAATCCAAAATTTCTTGGCTCATGTTAAATGAATTTTAATTTTAATAATTCCAACTGTGTTTTAATCTCCAAGTCATAATTCGGCTCTAGTGCCTGAACAGCGG